TGATAAATACAATAATGATAGGTACAATAATGATAGGTACAATAATGATAGGTACAATAATGATAGGTACAATAATGATAAGTACAATAACAAGTGTAATTTCCCAAGAGCACTTAACATGCGAGAAAATAATGACAAAAAAACTGCAAAAAATTCAAACAGATATGAAATTCTGAATAATTTGACGTACTAATATCGCAATAAAAATTATTGCGATATTATCAATCTACGAATAAGGTATTATATGCAGTATGGCTATTTTGAAAATCATTATTTTGATTTTTTGGTCAGAAACAGCTCTTGACTATTTATGTCTAGCCGGCGTCTACCTATTATGTCATCGCCATTTACATCCAGTTTACATCTACCTATTACATCATCTCCTCTATTATTTAACAAATTATTAAGGGCTAATTTTGAGTTTTCATAAAATTTGGACATGATATTTAATGCCCATAAATATAAATAATGAGACTCCCTGATATTTTATTTTTCAATTTTTTTCGTTCATAATGTACATAAATATATATAAATTAGAGTATTACATAATGCTTAATTATTATCAATTAGTCATCGGTGACACCAGAAATAGTTCTATTTGTCCAAATTTAGTAGATATCTTTCCGCAATTATTTGACAAAATAATCAAAATGCCAAAATCATTGAACGGCAGCCTGTCCATGACAGATTTAAAGGTGATGCTTCGAACTGTCACCATAGAATCCATTTATTTATCCGTTCCAATGACAAAATTTAGTATCGAATACGACAACGGAATTGTGTTGTACGGCGACTCATGTGTGATTCGAATTGCTACATTGTTTCCACAGTTAGCTGCGTTTGATAAAATGTTGGCAGACATGACCAAAACTGTTCCTGAGATTCCTAAACCACCCTGTAGAGCTGAACCAAAACGGACGCAACTACCACAAGTTACTAAACCAATCAAACAGATACCGGAACCACCAAAAAAAGTTGTAAACGCACCCAAAAAGATGACACAAGAAGATGAACGATTTGAATTAGAAAAAGAAAATAAACGTAACAAAGTCATAGAACAGAACAGAATTGATGAGATGTACCGAATCTTCGAAAACGATAAGAAATCATTCGTACAAATAGAAAAAGATATCAATGATGGTTTGTTATTACAAGATGACATACATCCATGTTTCGTTGCAAAATATGTTGTCTTTAGCATTCTCAAAGAAAGGGGAGTCATAAATTTTGAGAATAATAATCAATCAAGAAAAGAATATGACGTATTTATGGATTTGTATAAAGATCTTGAATATGAAGATCCAACAATCGGACAAGCACCATCGAACGTGCACATACCCCATAACTATCTTTTCATGACAGATGCGCAAAAAGAAGAATGCGCCGATAAAAATGGTATGTCGAGAAAGGAATTAGAGATTTATATTGCTAAAATTAGTTCTGGATCGATTAGTAATATTTTTGCGTAATATGATTTATTAATAATAAATCATATTTATCTAAATATTTTTCAACCATTCATGTTTCAACATTTCAGAAGCTGTTGGCCGACGAGCTGGACTATATTTCAACATTGCTAAAATGAAATCACTACATTTTAGTGCATCGGCTTTTGAGAATAAGAATTGCTTGACTAATCTGTCATATATCGACACCATATCAAAGTCGTCTACATTCTTGATACTATAATTATTTTTAGCATCAAATAAAAATTTAGCCCGGCTAGAACTCTTTTTCATATTTAATGGTAACGGTCCCAACATTTTTTCCATCAAAAACAAATGATGGATATCTTTCGATAATGGAGAATCATAGACTGAAAAAAGAGTAAATCCTGTTAATAATTCAAATACAACGCATCCAACTGACCAAATATCGCAACTGTAGCCATATTTATGGTTTAAAACGATTTCTGGCGCTCGATATCTGCGGTCCTGGATCTCATTTTTAGTCCTTCTGTCATAAAAATAACTATTACCAAAATCTGTGACAGCTATTTCACAATCATTGATATATTTCTCATCAAGAATAACTTTATGATCAGTTGTCTTCTTTTTGTTATTGATGACAGATTCATGATCATAAAACTCTTCTAACGAGTGAGACACTTTGTAGTCAAGAAATTCTGGCAGATCATCAACTGACTGACTACGCTTATTTAATTTCGTGCTGGCTGGTGCCTCTTCAGACTCGGACTTGTTTATGACATCTTCAAAATCATCTTCTTCGCCTTCGATATGTGATCCACTATCCTCCTCTTCTTCATCAGATAGAGTTGTGGGTCGACAAATAAATGCGTCTTCAATTATTTCTAAATTAGCAACGCATGCTAATGCTAACATATTCCTCTTCTCATTAAATTTTTTAGGATTTCTAGAAAACTTGACTGCCAATACGTCATATTTTTCGTGAAATTTGGTTTCTTCGAACATTTTTATTATTTTATTATGAACAGTAGGGACTCCTTTCAATAAAATATTTTCAGGTTTAATGTCGGTGTGTATCACATTCAATTCGTTATGTAACACAGATAATGCTGTTAATAATTGTTTTGTAATTTTTTTGACAACGTTGATCGGCAAACCATATTTATGAACTCCAGTCGATATTGGTGTATTAATACTTCCAGCATACAAATCATATACACTACATACGAATATGACGCTGTCGTTATGTTCTTCTGAATATTTAAAACATTCCAACATATTGATGCAATACGTTTTGTGACTTTTATTCTTCTCCATAAATTCTGCAACTTTTTTCAATATCTTAATCTCTCTACACCCATCGTCATAACATTGATAATCTTGAATTTTGATCGCGAAATAAGATTTTGTAGATATTTTGTAAGTCATCCAAACACCAGCATTATTACCATATCCTATCTTCTTGATCAAAACATAATCACCGTTTAATATTAAACCTGGGTAAATGATTTCGTCTGTTAACGGTAATTCTTCGTCACTGTCACGTTGTGAAGAGTTCGAATCATCTTGTTCGTATGAAGAAGATTCGGAAACAACGACTTTTTCAATTGATCTTGCAGTTTTTTTCATCCTATTAATAGTGCTTATTGTAATTTTTATATCAAAACCGTTCTACGTAGTGTGTTTTTTTTTCAATTTTTTATGTAATTCATATTGTTAATATTTATGCATAAAGATTGCAAAATTGCTGCAAATCGATCATTATCATCTTAGTTTGATGTTTTACCAACATATGACATCTAATCTTATGAATATCTTTCTTATCAGCTGGAACTTCCACATAAATACCATTCTTAAATGAAAGTTCAGTATCAAAATCATCAACATATGCAGTGATTGTCTGAAATCTATTCAAATAAATTCGGGTGATGTCTATCATAGAATCCGTTTCGTCAAACATCATAACAGCCAATTCAGCTTTGTTTTCGCATATTATCTTACCGTGAGCATCTACTAATTTGGGTAAATTATGACCATTAATATTTGATTCAGATTTTTGCTCAATCGCGTAATTCGTAGAAGATTTAAAAATCGGTTTCATTAACATTGGCATCTTTCCTGTTCGGCAATCAATTCTATCTTGATAATTTTTTAGCTCAACAATATCGTCATTTATAGAAACTTCCTCTAATCCTGGCATATCATCATCCTCAGATTCTGACTCTGGTCCTGACATATTGTCACTTTCTCCTATTGGGCAAACGGTTCTACCTTGATATTTTTTTAGCTCAACAATATCGTCATCAATAGAAACTGCCTCTAATCCTGGCATATCATCATCATCAGATTCTGACTCTGGTCCTGACATATTGTCACTTTCAGATTTAGCAATGTTGCCTCGAGAAAGAGAGTCAGATAAACAAGTATAAAAATACTCACGAAATTTTTTATGAATGGGTAACATCGATAACAATTTGATAACATTTTCATTTTCATGAGGATGTTGATCGTGTGGCACAAAATCATGTTCTACGCTTATGGTAATATAATCGTCTGGTTGTCCAGGCCTAAATTGTTGTGATTTGACATCATACACTCCATTATTAAATCCGATGATATTTGGGTTTGCATCTAATTTTTCTATGAATTCGTGATCATATTTTTGAGAAATTCTTAACATGGTATTCTTTTCTACGCCTGGCGTAATATTAATACCGTGTGAGAAGCAATATTGATAGATAGCATGAGAGAATATATTTTCTTGTATCGCCCACATAGTTGTTTTAGTCCACCGATGAAGATCTTTACGATAAACGTACCAATTTTTCGCATTATTAGAATCATAATATTTAATGTGCGGATCCATTGTTTTCATAATATGTTCTGCTAACGTTATCATTGTGCACTTAGATGTCGACATTTTTTGTTCATTATTATAGATGACCTGTCTGGCGTTTGATTTTTCATTTTTTTTATCAGCGGCAAGTTGTCGAATTTGTGTGCAATAATGTGTAGTGGATCTTCGTATCAATTCTGAAAATTCAATATTTTTGACGACGCGCGTTTCACAGTGCCAAGAAATCAACATACCCATGAACATCTGTCGCCAATTATTAAATTTATCAGAAATCTTCGGATCCTTGATAAAAAAATTACTTTGTTGATATGTCACTTTGTTAGCATCTATAAATTTGCTCAAAAATGGAATTACACAAATTCGCCTTAAAGTACCTTCATCATCTGAATCAATAGTCGGCAAACTGTTACATGTTAAAAATAACTTAAATTGTGGTCTAAAATAGAACATATAATCACATGAATTTATTGACGTAATACTGTCGCCGCCCACTAAAGATTTCATAAATCTACAGTATATTTTATCATTGAATTCATTTACCAGACATCCTCTGACTCCTTTCTTATCGCCCATTACGCGATCGGCACGATAACCTTTCGTTAAAACTCGAGATGACATTGGTTTAAAATAGTCCCCTAATGTTAATTTCATCAAATCCATCAACACTGATTTGCCATTTGCACCTGATCCAACGAACATATACAACGTATTATCTGTCCGTCCAGACAAACAAGATGACAAGATATATGCCAAACTTGCGCGCGTTTCTTGATCTGGTTGTATTTTACTCAAAAAATCATTAATTTCTGCGACAGAATTATCGTTTGCATCGAAAGGTTTGTATGAATAACCAGTAGACAAACTGATATAATCCTCTGGGCGGCCCTCGCGAAAAATATTCGTTATCAAATCATAAACGCCATTATCAAACCCAATAAGATGTTCATTTTCATCTAACTTATTAAAAAAATCATAATCACAAACATATTCTGCACATTCTTTTATCGTTTCTGTTTCATTAATTTTATGAAGACGCATATGATATCTCATATGTGATCCGAATACTATGGATCTAATTTTTTCAGAGGACGTGTGAATCCATCTATGCTGAGATTGATCGTAAATGTACCAAATATGCTCTTCACCATTCCAAATTGTTTTAATATTTGGATGAATTTGCATAATTATATGTCCATAATTAGAAGTTTTAACGTTTGAATGACTTGCCATAATAGAACTTATTGATCTTTGACACTGAAAATTTTCGCGAAAGACTCTTTATTTATCAATTTTTTCAATAACAATTAATGAATTATTATTGAATCTATTGTTCGTCGTTGAATTCTCCCTCTTTGTCTTCTTCATTAAAATCTTTGAGTTTGTATCCTTTAAGAGATTCTGACTTTTCGACATAATTTTCTGTTCTTGTTAGCAAATATGTTTTCAAATCCTTTTTGTTAGGACAAGAACCGTTGTAATTAGACTTGTGCCATGTTCGGAGATTTTCATATAATTTACCAAGAGTAATAAAAGAACTGTCATCCGCTTTTTCCAAATAATCATTGATGAAATCTTGAAATATATCACATCGTCTGCGATAATTAACAGTATGTTGACGTACTAATTTAGGATGTACTAATCCGTCCTCCTTATATTTTCGATAATACGATATCAGCATTCCCATAAAAGTTTGACGCCAACTCTTCAATTTGTTTGATAAATCTCCATCTGCCATAAAATAATTACTTGGCCACGTCGCTTTTTTGGCTATTTGCTCAGTATCACTTGGCTTGATAAACTTGCTCAAAAAAGGTATGACACATAATCGTCTCCAAGTACCATCATCATCAGAATTGATGTTTGGCAAGTGATTACATAACAAGAATGGTTTAAATTGAGGTTTGAAATATATTGGCTCTTTGAACAGCGCTCTTGCTGTTATGGTATCCCCACCGGTAAAAATTTTCATAAAACCAGTGTTGATTTCATCATTGGATTTCGGTTCATCAAAAGGGCACGCTCTGATACCCTTTTTATCCGCTACTTCCGGACTTGCTGATGATGATGATGATCGTTTTTCGGTCAAAAGTCTGATATCCATAGGTTTGAAATACTCTCCTAACGTGTATTTCAACAGTTCCATCAATTTGGATTTACCATTTGCACCTGATCCGGTAAATACATAAAAACTTTCTTCTGTAATTGATCCCGATAAACAAGTTGATAACAAAAGCATCAAATATTCCCGCATCTCTTTATCTGTTTGAATTTTATTCAAAAACTCTTCAATCTCGATAGCAGTTTCATCATCCTTGTTAAATGGCACATATGAATAACCAGTAGTTAAACTGATATAATCATCGGGACAACCTTCACGGAAGACATCATTTTCTAAATCATAAACACCATTATCAAAGCCAATCAGATATATGTTTTCATCAATATTTCTAAGAAAATTTGGATCGAACGCATAATCAGCACATTCCGAAACTACACTCTTTTTGAAACGGTTATCATGTAAATTACCTAGAATTTTAGAAATTTGGGCAGCTTCTTCCAATACTATTTTTTGTTTCTTCCCTTCATATTCCCCTGCTTCGGAGAACAACAAAGATCGTTTTTCGCGATACTCTTTGGATAATTCGTCGGAAATCAATATTCTGATAGAATAACCACCTGGATTTTCTATCCATCGATGGTTTTTGTATTCATACCATAACCCCTGTTTGATACATGCACATCTGAATTTGTATTTGTATTTTTCAATCACTAACTTGGCAATCGTATTGTGACTGGTTTGGATACCATCGTCTAATAATTTTGATATCTTTGATTTTTTTAATTCGATGTACTTTGCGGGACTATCTTCAGCCGCAAAATAATGTAACGTTGCAACGGAATAATTAGATTCTCTCATCTTTCTCCACAACGTTTCACACTCGCCTTTTTTGAATTTCTCAGGGCACTTTTTACTGAATCTTATCCAGTCGGGTAACAGACGATAATCAATATTGTTCAAACATTGACCAACTTTGTACCATTCATCATAATTGAAAGCTCTATCCTTAGACAACAACGATAGAATGTTTCGCGTATCGGCTAACACATCATCTGGTACAGCTTTAATGAAATGACTGTCACCAATGTAATTACTAAAATTTTCGTTGTCAGAATGGACATCCCCCAATTTTCTATCTTTGAATTTATCTTGCAATTTGACCTTGATAGCGTTGATCTTGCTATCAACAACAAGGGGATCTACATTTTCGTTCAATTTCATAATGTCCCTTTCGCTAAAACGGCGGATGCTAGTTATGGTAACAAGGTGATGAATTAACTTTCTGTTTGTTAATTTCAAATCACTTGGAATAAATGAATCATACAAATTTTTGTTACTTGGACAATAAACATGCGTCAATTCATATGCTTTATATGACGTATTTTTTCGAGATAGATACATCATAAAACCATTTGAGTAGATGACCGATTTATCGACTACTTTTTCGAGAGAATTATTATGAGGGATATCTTTGAAAACATCGAGTTCTCGAATTATTTCGATAAACTCCTCGCGCATAGCTTCTTGTAATCCATGGCGTGTGCAAATGTATGGATAGATGACATGAATTCCATCGTGATATTCTCCATTTCTTAATGCAGGTGCACTTTTTTCGGATATGTAAGCGTCCATAAATTTGGCTTTAACATCAAGATATTTATAAATCAGCCTATTATATTCCTTGACAAGTGTTTGAATTATTTTAGTGGTATAATACCTTTTTGGTTTATCTCCACTTTGCACAAAGTCAAAATCCAATAGTATCGGACCATATTCCTTATGCTTTTCTACTATATGCGGTTGATATCCAGCGCATACCGCGTCAACATATAATTCGTGAAATCGGTTACTCATATCATCTGGAATGTTAAATTTTCCATATGGTGTATGTGTATTTGCATGTGTAAACGGTAAGTTATCGCCTTTCTTTTTTGTAGATTCGGTTCGATATTTTCCCATGAACAAGTATAATTTCTCGAGTGGTGATATGTTTGATTCGGAATGATGTTTTTTATCTGTCATATAGTATAATATTGATTGCCAAATTGTTATTTTATATGATTTTAAATTTATTTAAATTAAATTTAAAATCAATTTTTTTTTTATACCATTGATGTTAATTTGACTCTATCCAATTAGTCGTACATTGACAGCAAACATAAATTATTCTGTCTGCTTTGTTTTTCGTCATCACCGCTTCTCTGAGTTCAATGTTTTTGTGCGTTTCGCATTTTTTATTGGGACATATATAATTTCTAGTACGCGGGAGAGAATAATTATGACACATCAAACTATAATCTTCAGTTTCGATACTGATATCATTATTATGATCTTTAGAATATATTACTGTCCCAGCCTTCATGGGTTTATGATAGTTACAATATTTGCAAAAAAAATATGCGATGTTTGTGTTTTCCATTCCTTGCTCGCTCTCTTCTGCTGATTCTACAAAAAAATTTTTATTGATCCGTTTGATGCTTGTCAAAAATGTTCGTTGATCTTTCTTATTCATCTTATCAAATTTATCATCCTTCAACAACTCTGGTCCAGTAACATCAACCAAATCCTCTTCTAAAATCTGTTCCCGTCTAGCAAATTTATCAAATATTTTATTGATATTATCATTAGCATTCTTACCACCAAATTGTTTGTTTTTTACATCTTTAGTATAATTATATAAGTAATTGCATTTATCACAAAAATACATGATTAATACTATTAATTGATAACATTTATTTATATCAAAAATTATGTCAATTTTTTCAAAAAATTGATATAAAAATCATATATATATAATATTGATATACATATATACATACCTTATGTCAAAAAAAGTTAAGAAAATATCGTTATCAAGTGAAAGTGATGGTGGATATGAATCTTCAAGTATTAGTGAGTCAGACGATTTTGCCGATATTTTAGATGATGATGGCGATCAAACTGGGCGAAGGATCATTGGTGGCGACGATCATCCGGATAGAGATCCAGATGATGAAGCTGAAGAATCTGACGGGCCAGATGATGTCGATACTGATGGAGAATTTGATGCAGTCACTCACGAAGAATTAGCAGAGATAGATGATGAAAATGACGATGAGGATGAAAACGAGAGCGAGAACGACGCTGGAACAGAAGAAGAAAATGATGAAGCTGATAATGAAGAGGAAGGCGATGATTATAGTGTCAAAAGCAAGAAGTGTTATTTATCCGGTTTAGATAGTAATTCTATCGTAATAGATGATGATTCTAATGTGTACGAAAAGATGATACCAACCAGAATACCAGATGATAAGCGAATTACTGGACCCGAAATGACTATTTACGAGTTGGCCAGAATAGTTGGAACCAGAGCTCAACAATTTAATCGTGGTGCACCACCACTAATAGACGGGATCGATTCATTAACATCTTCACAGAAAGCATACATCGAGCTAATCACAAAACAAACTCCATTTATAATACGACGCCGTTTACCTAGCAAAAAATTCGAACATTGGAAAATAGAAGAAATGGATATCATTCATAAGCTAACTGACGAATTTTTTCTCCCAGCAGGATTTGATCTTGATACTTTCAAGGCAAAATATTTAAAATAACGTAATTATTATGTTATTTTAAATTATAATGATAAATCCAACATATTTAACCAAATCAAGTCAAGACAAATACATAGATATGAAAATCAGTAACGAAAAACTAGATCCCAAACTCAAAAAAATCTTAGATATCATGTTGGTTTCCTTCAAAAAAAATCTAATAATCGAATCTAAATCGCCCACAAAGCTGCAAAAAATGCAAAAAATTTTTATCCAATTTCATAATATGTTCAGTAACATTCGTGATTCTAAATTCGTATCCGACGTTAAAAAATTTAATAAAGTAATCACATATACGCTCGATACTCCCCATGGCATAATAACTCTCAATTTCTTGTACGATAAAAATAAAATCAAAGTAATTTCAGCAATAACACATGCATTACATACATTTTGTAATTTTTTTAACAAAATTGATTATGATGGCTTAGTTATTTATGTCTGTTTGGATGATAACAAACGTGATATCATCATTTTTGATGATCGCAAAACATACGATGAAAAAATAGCATATCTTCAAAAAAATTCATTAGCATTGAATGTCAGCGGCATGACTGACAAAAACAAGAAGATAGTTTTCTTAACAAGAACAGAGGAAATAGTAAAGCTGTTATTTCATGAAATGGTGCATTATATTGGTCTCGATGAAAAATTACGTCGTGTTAATTATACAAATAATTGGGCCGTCGCTCCTGTGGAATTGAACATATCAGAAACATACACCGAATTTATGGCCGTCTTGTTAAACGCCGCTTACCAATCTATATATATATGGTGTTTGGATCCTAAAAAATCGATAGATCAAATATATCGAACGATATTGAATATGGAAACAATATATTCGTTACGGCTAACTGCTAACATCTTAAAATTTTACGGTTACGATAGTGCAACATATGAAAATTTTTTTAAAGGTATCGGTCATAAAAATTCTGAGGCAATACCCTTGTGGGAATATATATTTTTGCGCACTATTTGTATGATGAACATGACTTTTTTTCCATCAAATTATGTTATGAACGATGTTGCAACATTCGTCAAATTGCTAAAAAATGATAGGCAATTGGTCGAAAATTTAGAAAAATATATGAGTGGACCAATGGATCTGAACATATCTTATAATATGATTGATTTAGATTGGGAGAAACATATATAAATACGTACTATGTAATATAAATATACTATGTCAAACAACCAAAAAATTTTTGCAGCGGGAAACTCTAATAATAACGGAGATATAGATTCGAACAATTCAATCACTGGGTTATAATTCTATATTCAACCATATTCAATCTATTGTTAGTAGAATGAATAAGTACATTAGTATTTACTATGCCTACCCATGGAGACTTTTAAACAACTTGGCGCATTGCTTCAGTTGCCGTTTTAATTTACTTTTTTCACATTCACATAATCTCTTACTCTTACTACTTGCGGATTACATATGTTTTTTCCTCTTATCTTTTTCATTTCCTTTCCATTCGTTTCCTCCCATTTCCTCATTATATTTATTGCTCCATTCACATCTGCATTTAACAAAACTCCTTTTTTATTTGCTTTTATCATTTTGCCTGATACTGACGAATAGATTTCCTCTGGATGGGATGAGAATAATCCTCTCATGGTTCTTTTTCCGTTATATGTTGTATGACGACAGATCTCTTCTAACGCTAACGAATCGCATTTTGACGTGTACGATTCGTTTATTATTTCTAATTTTTGATTAGAAGCAGCTAACTTATCTCTCAATTTGTAAACCAATTTCATATATGGAATTTCATAAAATTTTCTATTCATTTTCTTTCCCATATTTGTTTTTTGTTTCCAACCTACATTGTATCCTACTATTATTGTTCCGCAGTCTTTGTAAGTTTGCACAAACCAGTTCACCAGATTATTCAAATAATTATCTATCGAATTATGTCTCTTAAATAATACTTTTTTAAACATATCTTGCGTAAATTTAGGATTTAATTTTGCGATTTCGCTTTTGCATTTATCTATTCGAGCATTAAAACGCTTATTCATGTTCGTTATATGTGCTCCTTTGATAATTTTCGGTTCTCCATTTGGATCATAAATCGTCATTAAATTGACAATACCTAAATCAATACTCACCTTTTTATTTGGATCAGGTTTATTTTTATCGGATTCGATTTTATAAGTAAAATTAACTTTATGCCATCTCCCGTCATGGATAGGATTCACTTCAATCAAAACTAAGTTGTCTAATTCTGACTTGGGTGGTTTGTTAACTAACACATAATATGCATCGATAATTTTTTTGGAATTCTTGTCAATATATAATCCTCCATTGTCGCCTGTTTTAATAATAAAATTTTTTCCTTTCGAAATTTTCTTAACGTTATCTGAATACTTCATATGTGACAGGTGCGCATACTTTTTATAATCAGTTTTATTATCTCTATTAAGGCATTTGTAAGCGTCATCTCCCATAATCTCCGCAAAATTATCAGCAACATATTTTCCAACAGTAAGACGATAGCAATCGATGCCATCAACATTTACCAGCTTACGACTGTGAGAAAAATAGGGTAAAATAAATTTAGCATTTTTATCTAAATAAGATGGCTTTTTAGCATAAATTTTCTTTTGTAATAAAGCGAAATAACTATTGAACATTTTGTGCGCTTTTGCGATGATATTACACATCAAATCACTAGGAATCTTGCAATCAGTATAATATTTGTATACGATGCGAGCGATGTAATTTTGATTGGATTTAATAGTTTCTTTATTTTTATCATCCTTGGTGCGAACAAAGAGTGGATGATTTTTGAGAATCTGTTTATAGTTTTCAGTATCATCATCCGAAAATAAAAAATCACCGTTTTTGACTTGTTCAATAAAAATTGTATCGTTGTGTGGACACGGAATGCTATTAATAATACAATGCTTGAATTTATCAAAATTTTTAGTGTAAATAGACTTCAAAATATTACGGACTAAGTCGATAAACAGTTCGTCATTATGTTTCTTGTGTGGAATAATCAAAACATTTAAACGTGATATTTGCTTAACCATCGTATCAAAAATTTTTTTGTAATTGTCATTGACAATATAAATTTCATTATCATCCAAGTAATTTTTAATATGTTTGTAGATAATGTTGTTGTTATTATCTAATGAATTTTTGATTTCTAAAAATTTATTGTAGTACTTATCATAGATTTCATAAAACATTTCATCAAATTTCTTGATGTTAACGATTTTTTTGTTATCAACAAGACCAGATAATTCTTTAAAAATGATATTTTGATAACGCAGAAAGATGTTGGTATGGAAGATAGTCGTATTGTATATATTTTTAGATTCGCCAGTCATAAAACTGAAAATTTTATTATGAATAGTCATTTTAGTTCTAATAGTAGAAGAAATAGTCCTAACAAGTTCAACATTTTTGTCAGGCTCAAGTTTGCCTTTTGACATATAATGTAACCAAACAAAAAAATTTTTATACTAAAAACGATAAAATTTTCTGCGGTTGGAATATTGTTTGGTCGAAAAATAATGCATGATAGAAATAATCTCGTCAAAAAAATCGCCATATTTGTGATCAGAGTCCTTGTTGACAACAATAATGTTAGTTCCAAATTTTTTGAAAATAGATTCGAGTGTAATAAAAGATAAGCGAGTAAGTCGATCTTTGTTACTTATGAATATATTTTTGATTTTGTGTTTGAAAACAAGATCCAACATGACGGAAAAGTCAGGACAGTCGATGTTCATTCCAGAAGAAATATCCGAATACACATGATCAATGTCAAAATTATTGTTAGAACAAAATTGAGATAAAAAATCGATTTGATGACGTAAATCTTTTCTTTGTTTGTAAGTAGAAACATGAGCGTAGATGACGTTGCAAAGATTTTGATAATTGAGAAAAATCAAAAATAGAATCGTCATTGTAGTCAATAATAACCATTGGTGTTGACAGACACAAGAATAATTTTTGGGCGAACGTATCTGTACAGAGTTGTGCGGCTGATTTGTAACAGTTTCATAACTTGGCTTTCATTAATTTTTTTTACTATAATCACTCATGATATTTAAAATCATAAGTGATAATATTTGAATATAGTTGGATATAGTTTATGATATCGGATCTCAATCCAATTATCAAAGATGATATCGTAATTGTTGGAGTATCGTCAAATCAAAACTTGATCAATACTGGTTTGTTACCTACAAGTCCATATTTTGAAGGCTATCCTATTTACACAGATCAAGGACATGTTTTTGGAATTAATTCTGATGGTTATGTTGTATGGAAACAATCAACATGCGCACGTTTGTTGAAGAAAGGTGATGTCATTACTGACGTTGGTAAACGTTACAATCCTTTTCCACCGGGAAAAAATTATGTCAAGATTGGAACTACAACTAAGACGAAGATCGTAAATCCAAACGCAGCCGGAAAATTTGCCCAAAGTGTATATATCACTTCAACTACGACGATCAGTCCGTCCTTAGTTGCAGATTTTTGGTCAACATTTGGGCAAGAGATTCAACTTACTGGTGAGACAGGACTTTATGATCTTAATGGAGTTCTTGCAAAATGGATAGCTAGGCAACTATTAGGAGTACCGTTTCAATCAATGATCTATATTTCTGGAAAAACTGGACTAGCCAATGTTAATGTTCAAGGTCAGCATGCAGTTTATTATGTCAAGGATATGTTCCCTGGCGATGTTTTGAACAAAGCTGATGCACATGGATTAAATTATTGGGGTAATAGTGTTTGGGGTGCTCCTCCGACCGTCATTAAGAGAAAATTATATTATGGTACAGGTCAAGCTCATTGTATTCCGTTAGAAGAACGAGATTACTATGCAGCCCCAACACGAGATTACTATACTCTCAAAGTTCCAGTTGTTGATGCGATCACAGCATACGTGACTAATCAAATTCCTGCTAATTTGACTCTCATGAACCAAGCCAAGGATAATTTTCTGCAAACAATAAGAAATCTTTCAGTAGCACCAGGAAGATCGCCGCGAGGAAATGCATCATATTCGGACGCTATTTTAGGACTCAAAGTTCTCGTTGGTGAACATATTTTTGGAGTCAGAACTATTCCAAGTGATACATTTAACTTTCTTATTACAGATGGATTCGATCCTATTCAATTATTATATCCGAACTTTAATTCACCAGATGGCGACGCTTGTACCGGTGTTTTTTATACCAAAATAAATGATCGCAAATATTTAGCGGGGACAACCAAAACTGCTCTCTGTGCATTAATAGACATTACGAATGAGGATGCGATTTATGCAAAGGCACAATATTTAGGGCCAGATACATCACTTGGTGGAACTAATTATCAAGCTTGCTTTGATGGTGAGAAGATTTATGCATGTTGTTCAAATGCTAGTTACATTACTGGTAGCCGAGGCAGTTCTAACCAATCCGAACAATTTGTCAACAGGGAAGGAGATTTGATTCTACCAACTGATTCGTTTGTAACTGCTGTAAAAGTAAATCCAGCGTTAGAAGTGCAATGGAATTCTAAACAAGATTTCGCATCTCAAGGATCCATGTCTCATTATAACGGATGTGTTTTTACAAGTGATGGAGATGGAACGTTGTATGGAAGAAATGCCGTTGATGGAACAGTATTATTGAAATTTAATACAAAATCAACGTCTTATCCAATGGGTGGCAGTCCAACGTCAGCTTGCTCGGCTAATGGCCAGATAATATGGATCAGTAACTATTCCCTCCCAGCTTTGAGTGTAGCACAAGGATCGAATGGAATTTCATTACACGTTGTTTAATAAATATGCTATTAAAATTTAGTAACATATTTACGAAAAATTGATTTTTATTTTATCAAATGGATTGATAAGGATTGATAATATTAAAATGGATCATGTCCAATATAATGATATTTTTGAGGAATTAAAGCGATGGTTAAGACCAATCGATCTATACAATCTCGTTCAAACGTGCAAATCATACAATAAATTGATAACGATGAAAGATATTAAGATGAGTACCATGTGCGAAATTGATGCAAGTTTGCGTGCAATTTGGGGTACTGATTTTGATGAATTTAAAATCGCTTGTAAAAATTCAAATGCAAAAATTGTTGGTTCGTTTATAACCGAATGTATTTTGGGCGAAAAATGGAATGATGATATTTGCATATTAGTTCCATGCAACGAACTTGATAATTTATTTGATAAAACAGCGGGATTGTACTTGTTTCAAGCGGAAAATTATGAATTTGGAGATGTGAATAATATGAGAATTATTGAATATGTATTTTTCAAATTAAGATCTATCTCTATTAATGCATCTGCGAATGTGCGTAAAGTCACGTATAATGTAAATAGAAGGAACATAGTATTGAGAGAAACAAAATTATTGAAATATAATGTCAATAGTAATGAGTACATATCCGGAGAATCATCTGAATGTATGCGCATTTATAAAATAAACGAAATATTTACAAAACACACTAACTTCTATCCGAGTTGTATGCTACATAGGAAATACAGAGCGAAAGGATTTACATTTTATGATCGTGACGGAATCATATCCGATCGTGATATATGGAAAAAAATGCACATTGATATCATAAAAGTTACGCCATATGGTAACAAAACAGCAGAAGAACGATTACAATTATTGTCTGAACAGGGACGCGGTTATGTTTATGATGATCATGTCGTTGCATCTGGCGTAGGTTCAGAAAAGAAATTGTATACTGCCTATCGTAAACCTATAGGCAGTGATAGGTATTTTATTTCTTGTTTTTACAACCATGCGGACTGTTTGTTTAGAGATATGTATCCCGGAGTGGAACATTTGCATCATATATTTTTCGGTGATCAAACATTGTTCGTTATCGATACGTTTGATAAGGTAGACGATCCACTTTTATGCACATACTCAAATAGCGATGAGGAGATCAAATAATTCACTATCAACGATAATGAATTATTTCAAAAAAAATGATTTTTGGTCTGTTACATATATTCAGTATATAAAATATGACAAAAATGCAATATATTTGCTACCGTGACATTTTAGGAGAATTAAAAAAGTTACTAAAACCTATTGATTTGTATCGACTCTCCTTGACGTGCAAAGAATATCGTAAAGTCATATCAATGCAAGATATCAAAGAAAGTACAAAGAACGAGATTTATCGAAGATTGGATAAGATTTTTTCTATCATCGTCGATAACAGAAAAAATTGATTATTATTTCAATAGAGATACATATCTACTATTGAGCATAGATGGAATATTTGTCATACCGTGACGTTTTTCAAGAAATACAGCATTGGCTAAAACCTATTGATCTGTACAATCTCGCGCAATTATGCAAACGTTTCAACAAAATGATAACGATACAGAGTATCAAAAAAAGTACAATTTGTGAAATCGACAGAAGATTGTATGAAATTTTGGGAGATGATTTGGAAGAATTTAAATCTGCTTTTCGGAAATCAAATTGTACAATGACAGGTTCGTTTATAACCCAATGTATTTTAGGAGAGAAATGGAACAAAAGTAACATTAATATAATTATTATTGATGATGAACTACATGAATCTTATGATAAAAAAGCTAACAATTATTTGTTCAAAAATGAAGATTATAAATTTGGAGATGTTAGAAATATGAAAATAATTGAGTATATGTTTTATAAACATAAACTTGGATATACATTTTTCAATTCTATACGTTATTCATATATAGACCGAATTATATTTGATGTGAATGGACTAGAAATGGTATTTGAAACAACAAATTATTGCGAGTATGATGTCTGTAAAAATACATATCCGTTAGATAATTTGGTTGAAAATTTATATTTTCACAGAATAAATAACGTGTTTTCCAAGCGCACAAATTTTTATCCAAGTTGTTCGCAACATTTAAAATACAAGGTAAGAGGATTTTCATTTCATGATTTATCAGATAATACGATTATACAAGACAATAATATATGGAAAAAAATGAATGTCTGCTTTATCAAAATTATGCCATATGGTAATAAATCAACTAATGAAAGGCTAAAGATATTGGCAGAAGCTCCGTGTGGATATCGTCGCAAAAATAACGAAATTGTATATGACGGTACAAATTTTTTGGAAGAAAAATTGTACCACTTTTCTCACCCAACTAATCATAGTTATGATATCTTTTCATGTGGTAACATGCCTTGTTTATTTAAACATATGTATCCTGGAATCGAACATTTACATGGTTATTTTGGAGGTAAGCAAACTATATTTGTTATTGATACTTTCAACCATAATGATTTTATGGACGTACTCTAAATAATTTGCTAACAATGATAATAAATTATTTAGAATATATTCAAAAAATTGAATAATAATTTACCAAAACTGACCATAATATCATGATACAGTTCAAAAGATGGATTGTATTTTCTATCAGGATATTTTCGAAGAATTAAAACATTGGTTGAGACCTATCGATATATATAATCTTGCTCAACTGAGTTCGCGATTCAACAAACTTATGACGATGAAAGATATCACATCAACAACAATATATGAAATTAATAGAAGATTATGGATAATTTTTGGAGAGAATTATGATGAATTCAGAACTGCATTTCAGAATTCGGGGGCGCAGATTACAAAATCATTTGTAACTCAATGCATTTTGGGAGAGAACTGGGAAGAAAGCGATATTAATATAATAATCAGTGTGGACGAAAGAGATTTATTGTTTGATACGTCGGTTAGTTTTTTGGACACAGATAAAAATGCCAAAACGATGGGAATGATAGAATTCATGTTTTCTAAATATAAAACATGTTTTGTTGGTTATTTGAATCATTTAAATGGTGGTCGTTTTGATGTAAATGGAACAAAAATATTATTCGCCATACAATATGATATAGATATATATAATGCATGTAAAAATATATACACATTTAATAATTCGAAAGAAATTGTGCTAATAAATAAAATAAACGAAATATTTACTAAATACACTAATTTTAATAATAAAAATTGTTTGATGCACGCAAAATATAGTGCAAGAGGATTTACATTTTACGATATTGATGACACAATTGTGAACAACGACAATATATGGGAAAAACTTAACATCGATATCGTCAAAATGGTTCCGTTTAATGATTTGTCACACTTGGAAAGATTAAAAATTTTAACTGAATGGGAATATCCTTGTTGGATTAATTCTAATAATCTTGTCATCAAGCGAGAATTAGGGGTAAATAATCCCACAATATTATATCATCTACTTTGTCCAAAATATTGTGATTACGATAATATTGTTTCGTGTTTTTATAAAAATAAAGATTGTTTGTTTAAATATTTGTATCCTGGAATCGAACATTTGCATAATATGTTTGATTTTGGTCAAACTATAATAACGGTTGATACGTCAACTGCAACTGCGAAAAATAAATAATTTATCATCAATGATAATAAATTATCTACAAAAAAATTGATAATTAATTTGTTTGAACATCGTTAAGACATTGAAACGTTAAAAATGGAATATATTCACTTTAATGACATTCTCAAAGAAATAAAAGATCGATTAATTCCTATCGATTTGTACAACTTTGCACGAACATGTAAACGAATTAACAAATTGATAACTATGCGTGACATCGAAAAAAGTACGATTGACGAAATCAATAGAAGATTGAGTGCAATTTTTGATGAGAATTTTCAAGGATTCAAAGCTGTTTTGCAAAATTCAAACGCGGCTGTTGTGGGCGAATTTGTGACTCAATGTATTTTAGGCGAGTATTGGGATACAAATGCTATCGCTATTCATCTTGATGATGATGAACTAAATCATTTATTTGATAGGCGTACGAAGAAATTTAAATGTGATGATATTGAATTCGATAAAGATGTCAACAATATGACGATAACTGAATACATGTTTTTGAATTATAAGAATTATCGATTCAAATCCGATTATCACAAATCTTTTGACGAGATAATTTTTATTACATTTATTGTAGGCTGTACCAAAATAACGTTTTCGTGCAATAGTATCGAATTTGATAAATACAATATCTGTAAAAATATGTATACATGTCAAAATAAAGAGAAAGTATCGATATTTAAGATAAACGAAATATTTACCAAATGTACCAATTTTTATCCCAATGAATCTGTGCATTTGGCATATCGAACAAGAGGTTTTTCATTTTATGATTATGATAATGTAATCATACCAGATAATAAATTATTCGAACGAATGGATATTCGCGTTATCAAAATTGTACCCTGTATCAGTAGTCACATACGATTTGAAATATTATCGAAGAACAAATATCACTATAAATGCGATGGAGATACTATTTTACATAGCTATACGCCATCGCAGCCGCATCTATGTATATACAAAAAAATATATCATCTTCCTTGTTTATTAGAAGAAGGATATATTACTTCATGTATTTGTCACACAAGAACACCTTGTCTATTTGAAGAAATACATCCGGGGGTAGAACATTTGCATGGCTATATTTCTAATGTTAAAATTTTGTTCATCATCGATACATTCAAATCAATCGATATGACAGAGTAATTTTATGTCATCGATGATAATGTAAAATTAAAAAAATAATTCATAAATTATTTTTTTATCGGTAACATTTGGCTCGCTAAATATACTATCCATTCACATACATATGCGAAAACTTTCATGTTAATTTTTGGATAATGTAGCAATACAGGTTCAGTTAAATAAAAGGGAGTAGTGATCAATGCGAACAAATATATGTTATACAAGCTGGCAACGTATATGTTATGACTGTACATATAAATTATTGTTGGCAAGATTCCAAATCCGCCATAATATGCCCATCTATGTTCATATATATCAACTCGGGTATTAATTTTAATCCCTTTCTTCTGCCATAGATTATTATGAACATAAAATGAATGATAAATTGTCAATATGAAAAAATTAATAAAAACGGACATTGTAGTAAATAATACATAATTTATGAAATTGACTAACAACATCATAGATAATTGATAGATACTCATCGTAATAATCGCACTAACAACATCAACCACCGAATTCTTTTTATTGTTACCATGTATATCTATTGCAGCAATAAATTCGATCGTACTCAGAAAAATAAATAATCCATTGATAATTTTCAATATACTTATCAACATTCCTCCGTGCGAATCCGATAACATCCATTTGATATTCGTAAAAACTAACATCAAAAATTCACACACACATACCTTGAACATAATGTTCGCCATTTTAAAGCTCGCAATGAGATAATACATAATTGCGTCTATCCTTATGGAACCTAACATACCATTTAATAAATCAGATAATATTTCGAATATCATAATACTATGATATAATTTTATAATTTTGGATACTTCAACGCTAGCGAAACATCAATTTTTTCTAATTATAAAACATTGGCGCCCCCATGCCGCCAGTTATGAAGAACACATTGTAATTAATTGCATATATTTTTATCCGAACACCATACTGATTACATTTATCTCGATTACCTAATTTGATACATAACCGTGCATTGTCGACCATACTCATATTACATTCCCCAGTAGGCTGATGATCTTCTGGCGCGAGACAAAATGAATACGTATAAATGTTGTTAGCAGTAGGAATACGTGTGTGATAATAATAGTTCTGTATTAATCTGTAATATGATGCTGGCCAAAATATGGTTCGATCTACTCCAGATAATTGTAATTTAGCAGCGATGAATGTTTCAGCGGGTCTGTATCTGCGAGGAATTGTGGATGATGTGAAATTGAAATGATCATTACCCTTGGGATAAGAACAATCAGATTCCCAAACTCCATCTGGTGGACCAACAACATCTTTTCTCTGCACAAACCAAATCATCTCTTTTACAGGATGCATAAAATCTAATTGTATATTCATCCGGCCGACGTTGAACTCCGACGTATTATTTTCATTAAGTTGTAATTGTTCCATGAGATAGACATGTGATTGTTTGTAGAAAGTGCGCCGTTCTTCGGAACATAGATAGATATACTCTGCCACCAAATTCCCCTCCATCGTAACAACTGGACAAGGTACATTTCTTTTGTTACTTACCCAACATTGTTCTAATGGTCTAAATCTGATTACAATATCAACGTCATGATAAATCAGAGATAAAACAGGCAATGCTAGTCCTATATTCCTACAAAACCAGAAACTAAAGGGAATGAAAACATCCATCTCACCAGTAAAACTATCGACAGTATATGACAAGGGATCTTTTTTACCGATCATTTCATAATAACCTAACCTTTTCTCGGCGGTCTGTGATAACTCTGTCCAGATCTCCAACCATTCGCCATAATGTCTATCAACTAAGCTTTCGCCCACATACAATTCAATGTAATCTATTACTACATGACCGATAGCATTAACCCATCCATACGTAACGTCATCACACGGGTCGTTCAACAAACATCTGTGACAGGAACATTTGTTTTTGAAAGGATTCGCATCACAGATATTTTCACATTCCGGTTTCCGTCTATTAGGATTTGATAACTTTAGGGACAATCCTAGTTTGCTCAACAGATCTCCGTTTTTGCTCAACTTACATCTAACAGTTTGTCCAAACCCAATTTTGGACGTAAAAAATTCTTCCACGGCATCTATCGCAAAATTAGTATGGCGTTTATAAACTGTCCTAAATAGCGTTATTTCTGGATTCTCTGTAGTATATATATTCTGCGCACCAACAAAAATTAACTGAAATGTACCAAGAGGCATTATATACTATACACGATACATTCTTTTATGGATTCGATATCCAATCTATAAAAAAATGAGTAATACATTGTGATACAAAAAAACGTTTGATAATTGTTCTGACATCAAAATTTACGTTTTTTAGACACTCTATCAAGAACATTTTTAAACGATATGTTTTATACGGTCTATCTCCTCGTAGACCAACAAAAAGAGAAAATTTACCGATATTTTTTTGAAATATTGCACCCGAAGAATTAATTACGAACATCTTGTTCACAAAATTTTTTTTGTCTGAATCCAAAAGAAATGAATCTATTTTAAATCGAACGTAATTGCTACTAAAGGAAACGGCAAAATCATCCAAATCATCTTTTTTATTATTGCATTTGATACAAAGTTTATCATTCCAAAATATATACGTCAACTTTGACATAAAAACCTTGAAACGTTCAACCGACGTCCCGTCACCATACAATTTGTTATCTCCGCGATCATAAATTTGCATATATGGTTTCAAATCCATATCCTTGCACCATATAAAAAAATCAAGTGCACCACTAACACACATGTATTGATAATACGTAATCATACAGATAATATGAGTCATGTGGCAAAGTTGGATCCATAAATCATCATCCGCCGCAAAATAACAATATGCGCTAGATATGATGTTTATTTTCGAAAACAATGAATAAAAGAGTTGTCTATGATTAGCATATTTGAGATATTTAAAATAGATTGTGTCGTTACAAAAAAAGTTAATTAACATCAGATTATTCGTCAGTGCTAACACGAACAGAAAATAATTTTTTAACGAAAATATTGCGATTACTCCGAAAATATTGATTACACATAATAAAAAAACGATGCATAATCTAAACAACGTGCTAAGATATTTGGCGATTCGCGTTAATGCTGATAGTATTATTGGTTCGGCAAAATAATAAGCGATGTATACACAAACTAATCTCGTAATTATCCGATCAGATGAACCCGAAAAAAATGTATATTGGATCAAAGCATGTAAAAAAATATAAATAACAAGGTGTTCCATTTGCTGTTATTTTTCTTCAGTGAATGGATATCTCTCAAAAAATAATTATCAATTTTTTTATGAGAGATCGATATGGTTACGAATCATAAATACTTGACGGATTATTATCATGATATACGTTGCGCTTATCATTTTCGTAATATCATTCGCGCCGATATCTTCCATTAACTTCTTAATCAAGCAGTAAATTTTGAATGTAAATATTTCTCGTAAGCGCGGCGATGAATGATACGAAATGATCATGATTTTATTTAACGAATTATTTTTTGCTGTTTGAACAATTCTGTCATAAAAATTTGAACGTTTTATCATCAAATTTGTGTGCACCATAATTTCAACGTTTGTATCATCAAAATAGAGTCCGATATTTTTTTTGCGTTTATTTTTATCACTGACAAAAATTCCTGGTAGACTTGAGATGATATATGTCAACATAGAATGACTCATTACGAACGAATATTCTTCGTATTTCTGTGACACATTCATTTGTTCACATAAGGTTACAAATTCAAGAAACTTAGTTTTATGCATATCATTGTATTGCGACATAATAAATATCACATGAGAAATATTATACACACTGATAGATAGATCCTGGAAAAATAAATCACACAAAATGGATATGAACATGTACGTAAAAAATATGTTTCTTCCCTGTTTAGATTCTGCTATCAATGATAAAAATAATAGAATGTAGTGAATGACAACCAATAAAAAAGACAATCTATAATTTTGGCAAGTTAAAAATAAAAAGAATTCACCCAAGATTTCTGCACCACAAAAATGCATCCATTTTTGTTCTTGTACACACCCCAAACGGAAAATATAAATTGTTCCTGACCCACACAAACTAAAATAAAGTGAAGGTGGATGTGACACAGAACATATCAATGCTATTTGTACTATTAGGTAACGGATCGTCATTTTTGCACATGTATCATCTATTTTAATGATCGGTATCTTAGTCCACAAAAGAATGAACAATGTCAACATTGATAGTAATAATGGAGCTACGAAAGAACGATTATATGCATCATTAACGATGCATGCCACAAAAGTAAATGTAAGAATACGAAATTTAACTCTGGATCGTTCCAGAAAGATGCTAAAATCATACACAAAATAATTCGTAATAAGTAAGGATAAATAGATCGATATGTACGAAGAAAGGTCTGTTTTTATAAATAATTGGGACAAAACGATTATGTTTGACAAAAAAATTATCGCATAAGGATCTGGATTGATGTTACTCATATTGTATTAGTAAAATATTGTTAATGCGATATTCAATACATAATATTATCATTTTTTTGGCTACTGATAATGTAATCCCAAAAACATATCTCGCCTTATCAAGGCCATATACCATATGTTAATTTTGTGTGCAACATCATAAATAACGTGTTCGTACATCAACAATTGTATCAATTTATAAATCTTAAACGTAAATATCCTTTCAAGATGTATAAGACCATATGGTTGTAACCTAACTTTGTAATTTTGTAACATTTGCTGATATCGCTTTGAATGCTTAAATTTAAGATTTCTGTCAAAAAATACAACGATGCCATTGTTGTCATAACCGAACTCAAAATTTTTTTTAGGCCTTTCTTTGTCACCAATGAAAAAATGTGGAACACTATAATTTTTCTGGTAGTCCAACAATAAATAAATAAGCAGCGAGAAATCAGTCTTAATCATAAAATGCGGCGAGAAATTCATACTTTTGCACCATGACAGCAGCTCTATAAACTTACTTTTTTGCATATCATCATATTTACATACTACAAAAATCGTATGTGTAACATGATATACTATTATCCACAGATCTGTGTGAGCAAAACATATCGCATATATACATACGAAACCATTCAAAAATAAAAGTTTATCAGTTACATTGAACGATTCTTTTGTTAACATGATAAAGATCAATATGTAATTTATTATTGCCATTAACAATAATAAATTGCTTTGGTAATGTATCAAAACATAAAAACCCGTTAGTATTTCTGCGATTACTGCAAGCAATAGTTTCAATCCGGGTTCTTTGTGTAAAGAAAGAGCATCACGTTTGCTATCGAAGATGAAGAAAGAAATTATAAACGATATAGCCGTGATGCTACTCAATGTGCTGTTAATTAGTGCCAATAGAAATTGCGACAACACATATCGTAACGCTATAATTGATTGTGTTAAATTTATTGCAACATCGACACCAGATGTTAAACTCCAAATTGCAATAAAAGATAATAAAATCATATTCTGTGTGCATATGTCAAAAATTACAACCACTAAAACAAGCCACGCGTATATTTTTTGGTATTTTGATTCTTGCGAAAATACGTACGTTGCAAAACTAATTAGCAAAAAGGAGATATATGTAACAATATATGTCAAATATGGAACATCCATAAACGTAAGTAAAGGTACGACCAATAAAAAAAATATTATTATGATCTGAATGTGCATATTGTGTTCATTTCAAGAACGATATTCTTGCAAACTTTTTAGTCAATTTTTTTAAATGTGCTTATAAATTATAACAAACCATGCAATATCCGCGTAGATATCCCAATAACGTTCAATTGTACAAAGCTACAAAAAAATTCCCATATCCTATGAACTTTACGGACGCACCTTCCTTTGGCAACCAAGTATTGGTAAATTACAATGGTCAATCATTCTTGCAAGGTCTCAATCCTGTTATGGGACCTATCATGTTTCCCGTGCTAAATCCATATGGTTACAACGATCCCAACTCCCCTTACGCAATGAGTTCCCCTCCTGGCTATCCTCTCTTAGACGCCTATAATATCGTCGATCCATACAACATGAAATATCTAACTTACGGTTACTATCCGCAAAACTACGCAACATATCGAAGATAAAAAAAATTAAAAATAAAATTATTAGACGTCCTATTACAAGTAACTAATTTCAAACATGCAATCTTTCATCTTCTTTTTAATCTTCATCGTCGCAAACGCACATTGTTTTAGTGGCCATACTTGAACAAACATTCAAGGCACTCTAGGAACACATGGTCCAACACAACAAGATCAAGAATAACCTAAACCCGAAACAACTTGGACAAACATTCAAGGTGTTATTGCAGAATATCAATGGCCCACAATTCGTCGCTTAGAACAAGTAGGACTCCAAATCGCCCACGAAAATAAAGATAAATAATCATTGAATCAATACTTATTTATCTACAAATATGATATTAACATCTGTGCCAATGGACTAGATAACGTTTTCTTAAAGTAGGTATAAACTGTTCGTTCATAAAAGAATGGCATCAGTTTAGACGTACAATTTTCACACAAGAAATAATGAGGTAAGGTATAATTGCACTTGGAATTTTTATGAATCAATGTACCATTTTTTGGCACATAGATATATTCAATAAAACATTCCAAGCATCTATTTTGGACAGCAAATAGTTGGGTGACACAGCTATGATTAGCTGTACTAGAGATTGTCCATCCGATTGCAATTTTGTCAGCTATATTTTCAATCATAGATTTACTTTTATTTACGTTCCTATGTACTTTTTTCGCAGAATATTGTTTATAAAAATCGGACAAGTTTCCCAATGGCGATAGATTCGTATGCGAACATGTGTAACAGAAAATAATATGATCTTTAACGCAATCATCGGTAATTCCAGATGTTGAACAGGCTAAAAAACATCCATTCATCTCTTTAATACATCCTCGAACGCTACAAATTTTTGTGTTACAAATGGTGCAATTGTTCCCGATAGATCCATCAAAATGGCACTCTATGTTATGATTTTCCATACTACAGATTTCTAGTTCATTGTTGATAATTTTGGAAACGTATTTTAAAATAACCATTTTATTTATTTCAAAATTAGGTTCGATTGATATGTCATCAAAACTATTGCGTAATTCAACGTCAACTATTTCAGAGATAGGATCATCCATTGTAATTTGATTATCAACATGGGATTTTTCCATCAAAATTAATAATAATTTGATAATAAACATGCGTAACATAATTATTATCAATTTTTTTCTATCATGCGGATGACAATTTGGGGTTTTCCCATGTTTTGCCTGCTAATCCCGATAAAAATCTAAGCAAATTAATACTTAACATGATCGTCCTAATCGTCGCCGGAAAACGGGTTCCTATCAAAGGATGTAGGTCTAATATCGATCTGAAATCATCTATTCTCGAAAAGTTAACTGATCCTGTCGGCTGACTGAGCAACGGGTCTAGTGCCCAAGAGTATGTATTAATTCCAACTGATGGAGTATGAAGCAAATATCGATACGCGTTCATCTCGCACCAAACTAAACCATCAGAATCAGGCGGCATAACCGTATACGAATTAAACGTCATGTAACCTCTAATCAACGGATTAACTTTCGGATTTTCTATCATATTTTCTTGATAATTAATCAACTTTACTTTTGTTGTATTAACAATGATATTTACTTGTTCATTCATTTTGCGAGTAATCACTTTTAGCATTCTAAATGGTATCAGTGTTAAATAATCTCGGAACGGATTATCATTTGAAATAATGGGGATGATTTGGTAAATGATATTTTTATAAAAAAGATCTTGAATCGGATACACGTCTAAAAAATCATACTCTTTTGTAGGACTCAAATTTAATCTTGTGTTAATTTGCAACAATATTTTAACTAATGCAGGTATCTTGTCCGTCTTAAGATTGTACAAGTTGTAATAATAGTCCATAAAATTAATGAAACTGTATGTCAAAATAGTGATATCAAAAGTTTCGTTCACCACACTGATCAAATAATTTATCTCTGCTTCGTTATAATCTGCATATATCAGATTGACCGCAGTAGTTATCTCAAAATTTGTCAACGTGCCAGCTTCCAAGTATGGTGTCAATAAATATACTAATCCAGCCTGAAACGGGGATTTTATCATGGTAAAATCCCCGATATTAAAGCCTGGGATTATTATTTGGTAAACTTGAGTTATTATTACATCGCTGGGAACGGGGACAATATTTAATTGGTCATACACATCAGTCACCATTTGAAACAAAAATTCTGCTTGCCAAATTTCATAATCCAATGCCAAATAGATAATATTCTCTTTCAACCTAATTAATTTTTCAAAATCAGTTAAAATACAATCATATTGCATATAAGCGCATTTGATACGTTGCAGATTGGCAATAAATTCTTCCAAATTATCTTGAATGAACTGTTCAATATCTGTAGCATCAACTTCCACAGGCAAATTATCAATGTTTGCATATTTGATGAGTAATTGGTCAATAATCATAACAAATCCATAGACAGGATCATCCGGATCATTTAATTTGATTTGTAATTGGCGATAATAATTTTTCTTAGCGCAATATATTTTGGATAAATCGTAATATGAATAAACTCCATAATTATCCCATTGGTATTCGCCGTAAAAATAACTCTTTTCATCAACTCGACCAAGAGGCTGCGTATGAATATCCAACTTGATCAGCATGAACATTAATTCTGTTGGATTATTAAAGAAATGTTGGTATTCTAACCGCTTTCGATGAATGTTCGGATCTAAGTCTGGATCTAAGTCAGATAGCGGTTTGTTAACCATCATGTACTGACAAATTCCAGATTTGTTGATGTACGGTTCTAGGACGTAATCATTGCGGGGCAAGAAATCAATGCCTGTGTTAGAGTAATCATCGATCGCTGGCGGACCACATCCTATTTTGCATTCTACTGCCGGCGCTTGATGAACTATTCTATCCAACTCGTCCTTGTCAATGTAAACGCCTTTGTAAGGATCATAATACTCCTCTCGCACTTTTACCCCATTTTTAATAGTATCATATGTTTTCTTCGTAGTTGCTATCTTATAAATCGGGGTAAGGGATTGACCGGTAATACTAAATCCGTCGTCATCTTGCACCTCTTCCATTATATACTGCAACATGTTCGTCACAAATATTTTCCTCTCATTTGTCGTTAGATAAATGTATTCCACAGTGAGATATGCGTTTACGATAGAGGGCATAAACGGTTCTAGGACGGTATTAGGATCGTTGACATATGGATAGAGAGTTGGATCGATAAAATCAGCAAACTGTTCTTTGTATGTTACTTGATCTAATGGTCTAAATTCGATAGTTACATCGTAAGGCATATTAAGGCTCGCGTTAAGTGGAATGGCACAAATGGGATTACGATTAAAATAAAATATCAATGGCATAGTGATCAAGTAAGATTGTTTTAATTTATCATCATAGATTGTCAGATCCTTTCTATTACCTATCATTTTATTGTATCCTCGTTCGGAACCATCTTGTTTCGTCACTTCATGAAAAGCTTCAAGGAAATCGGATTGGTGACTGTCTAAAATCTGATCTCCATTTCTGACTGTAACGTCGAATATCAAAAAGTGGGCTAACTTTCTAATCCACGCCATCTTTGCGTGTTTATTACGATAGAATACATTAAACATACTGTTTTTCATGACGATCAACTCTTCCCTTCTCTTCTGTAATAACACAATTCCTCTACAACAAACATCCTTAATAAATGACACAATCTCATTTCTTTCCACCAATTTTCGAAAATAAAGTCCATTAATAGTTTGATTCTCGCCTAACAGTGGGCACTCCCTGGCCGCATCTTCGGCTATTTGCAAAACATTTTCAAGATGGATTTGATTAACAATAACCGTAGGCCTATCTGGATATCCAAAATCATTTATAACTAGATATGGATCATCGTTACACAACGTCATCATCCAATCCCAAATCAGATCCATGTAATATTCCAACGAATCTGACAGTACGTAAAATGCTCGATAATACAAAGATATGATCTCTTGATTTCGCAATAAATCAAATTTATCTGACAAAGAAATAGGATTCATAATAGATGTTAATTCCAAACAATGCTTACTGACAAAATCGAAAAAGATGTATATGTACGGATATGTTACGTTATCAACTAGTTTAAAAAATAATACGAGTGATACATTTGCCACTGGATCAATTACTGAAAATATATCTGCAATAATATGATTTTTAAACATAACATATCTCTCTACCTCTGCACAAAGAACCCATTTCAAGAAAAAATAATCCAACTCCCCGCTTAATCTAATTCCAATTAATGTACTACGCTGATAAGGATAAGGATCTGTGATGTGTTCAGTAGTCGCATCATTAAATAGGACGAATATATTGTCCATAATGTAGTTGTAATAATCTTTAAAATTAATACCAAATGATGCGGCCAATCTAGCAACATGCTTACTATCTTTTTTTGTCATACGTTGATCTCGTGGTATATTCACCAAATAATTATAAACTTGCTCAGCCAAAACGTTTTTATTTAACATAACTGGTTGATAAATTGCTAATCTGCAAAAAACGAAATCAAAAAAACCATTCTCAATACAATATGCATAATTTTGTTTGGTACAATCGAATATGATATTTAGCAAATCATAAGTGTCCTTAATTGTTAACCTGGCAACAGTTCCTGGAGTTAACAATGTCAGCAACGTATTAGAAACATTCTGACTAAAATCATCTAGTTGTTCGACAGTCGCTACAATTTCTGCTGCTTCCCTGACAAATGCATCTGGAAAGAAGAATGTAAATGTAGACGCAAATTGTAATGCAGTTAGGTCGGCATTGTTATAATTAATTTTGCTAAGGATATCATATGTTATCTGACTGATATTTTTGAAAAAGAAGGATTTGTTTACAGGCACGTTTGGCGTATTTGATGAATCAATCAAATTGGCATTTTGTATTTCAATAATTGAGTTGGAGTATTTGACGTAATAAAAATACTGCGATAAAAAATCATCTCGCGCGATTGTCACTTTATCAATGATATTAACGCATGTATTAACTTTGGCAAGGATATCATTGTATGTGTATACGTTTGCAGTCGTTAACGTTTGATAATTATAAGGTGGTTGTTGTGGTCCGCACTGTATTTTGATTCCTGCAGTAAATTCTGTAAACATTTGTTCAAGACAGTTGATAGCTTCGGTTAACAAACTCTGTGGAAATGTTAATATTGTCGCAAGAGATTGTTTAGCGACGTAAATTTGTGCAAAATATACGTCTAGCAAGTCCAAAAAAGTTGGGGCGAGTCCAAGATCATATATTCCTAAGTAGTTTGTATACAATTTACGAGGAAGAGTTTGGCCTTTCAAAAAAAAGAGAGTAATCCAAATCCAATAAACCAGATCATCATTTTTAAGTGGATATATTTCGTTCAATCGCCTCGTCAAATGCAGCGCTTTTAACAAATTCATCTGATATTCACTGATAAAACGCACATTGTTGGGTATTTTAATATGCGGTTTGTGCATCACGCTATGTTTAATGCGAAAATAATCAATGTCAAATATTTGGAATTCGTTATTGACGACCGGCGATCGCGTATTAATGTTTGTTGTGTCAGATGATGTGACCCAGTAAACTGGAATATGCGTATCAAGGACTTCAATGTTCGTCGCTGGCACAGGCGAGTAGTCTACGATGACTTGCTTATTGTCATAGTATTTTGGATTGATACCGAACGGATCAGTTTGTGGCAAGGGCTCTGGTGGCGGGATGGGGATAGGAACCAAACCAAAATCTCGTGATTTATAAATCGTTAAATTATATGGCAAACCATTGTATCTATCTAAATCGAAAGTGGAATAATAAAGGTTGGTCTCACTGGGACTGTACAACGCATTCCAATATTTCCTGACCGTATCTGTTGATATTTTGAAGATAGTAGTATTTATTGGTGGTGTTATCTTGGCAAAAAAATCTTTGACCATAGCTATCAATGTCGCAGTCGTACTACCAACCTCATCGGCTAACAGATCATCGTTAAAAACGCAATTGTAATAAAATTTCTCCAATTCTCGCATATTCAACATCTCGGCTACAAAATAGAACTCCATTTGTGCAACGACGTTGTTTAGCGGTATTTGCCGTTGATTAGGCGCAAGTTGGATAAAGTTGTTGTTCAGAAAATAGTTTGCGTAATTGCGAAGGGATAAAACATCGTCGGCATTGTAATCATTCATAGAATAATTTGCCGGCGCTTCATATCTAAAAGAATCGTATTTGTCCATAAAATAGGCAAATATTGAATAGTACATCAATTTTACCATTTCTCTAATACTACTCATGACAGTCATGCTAATCGGCAAAATCATGATGTTGAGATAATTATTAAGCTGGTTGATAGTGATATTATCGATGAAGAAGTACATATATTCAAACAATTCTAAGATAGTTTGCGTATGATTGCGATAGAATACCAACGTTACTCCCAAAAGATCATCATGAATATTTACGTCATCAATCACACTGCCAAAAGACATGGGTACATAGTTCTCCATTGTGTCTTCTGCAAATATGGATGGGGATTTAGAATACAGATCATTAAGCATATATGAAATTTCATGCATGTAATTATTGACGTTTAGCTTTAACAAGGTGATAATACTGGACATGAATAATAATGAATTTGTATTTAGATTTAGTTCGCTTAGGGTAGTATTCGGAACAGCATAATTAACAAAGTTATTTTCGTTGAAAGTGTCAAGGTATTTGAAGAAATAAAAGAACCAAATGTTTGCATTGAAAACATTGCCAATTCGTTTAGCGGAGTTATCTTGATAGCCGGTAGTTGGGACAATATAGCTGTAGATATTTTGTAACGGCGGTGTATTATTGAGGAATAACGTTCGCGTTGTAGCAAATAATCTGGGACGATAAGCTTCGAATAGGATGTTAACACCATCACGAATATTATTGAATAGAAAACCAAGGTGATTATTTATTTGTTGCAGATATTCATTGATGAACATATTAGGATAAATTTGGTCGGAAGTATTGAATTCGGCGATGGGGGTGAATGAGTTGTCTTCGATTGGCCTTTCAAGATCATTGATTTCGAAGTCCCAGTTTGCTTTGAAGTTGGGATCAACGATTGTGGGATTGAATTGAGTTGTTAGTGCTGTGGCCAAAGTATCTGCGTAGATATCAACTGGAACGGTTTCAAAGTTGAATGCTTTAGCAACTACAATAGGGACTGTTGTAGCCAAATTACTGAGAATGTTGATGATGGTATTGTAAGTGTTCAAAACATAGAAAAAGCTGGGACCATAATAATAAAAATCAGATTGAATATCATCAACACTTTCACCTGCAAATGCCATTTTTTGCAACAGTGTATAAACATCCATCTCGATCGTGTTTTTATTGAAGTCAGGATTTAGAATTTGCGTTGGATTGACGTTGTAGATGGAATATAAAAACTGAAAATATTCTAAGTTATTTTTGAATGGCGTGTCGAGAGGAGTATTTTTAGAGATATTTAGAGCAGTATATTCTTCTGTTAGTTTGATGTCAAAAACTTCCGTCGTTACGGAAGTTATGTACTGTTGTATGTTCGTATAATCAAGACTATGAATGTAATACATCGCAAGAATTTCTCGATTAGGAATGATAATGTTAAATATTGACGAATAGAGAAGCACGCTTGAGACGACGTTTGTGTTAACAATTGGACTATCCCGTACGATGTTGCGATTGGTGTTATAGATGAACGATAAGAGTTTGTATATGGGATAGTATTCTTTTTTTTGATTTAACCACTCTTTAGTTAGACTCATTTTGAATCTTACAAAATCAAAGGATTCGCGACGAATAAATTCAAACGTTGGATCATTAGTGGGATATGTATCAGTATCGTTAAATCCAATTGGATCTCTGTACTTATGCAAAGCTTCTAATATCTTCAATCGCACACATTCTTCGCGATTATAGCAACATAACTTTTCTTCTATTAAATCCATCGTTGCGGCAATCTGTAACTGTTCGCCGCCGATAAATCTTTTAACTCGGGATGCAAAAATATCGTCGGAGAATATTGATTCATTGACGATGCTGATAAGATCTGTTGTTTTAGGATTTAGAAATGCTGCTGCCATGTATGGTATATTGAATGCGAAGAGGATACGATGGGCAAGATCTCCGACAGGGAGAATCGGCACAGTACAACTGCCACCGAAATCAATTTGGCAGGGTAGATCTACTAATTCGAACGAGAAAGGTGTATGTCGGCGATATATTTTTTTGAAATAAGTAATTTGGGGATCTTCATTGATCCAGCGGTTTGCATGTGCAAAATTGTTAGAAACAACTTGTAAGATAGCTCCAACCATGTTTTTCTTATTACTTAATAGTAAGTTATTATTAAGTGATATTTGAATCAAAATTGTTGCTTTGATATTTGAACTTTTTCAAATTACCTTTCTGTAAATCCATTATTTCAACCGGTATCGCTTTCAAACGATTATGAGATACGTTCAAGTCGCATAAATTAGTCAAACGTGATAAGGACATTGGCAAATATGTTAATTTATTGTGTGCCAAATTTAATCGCGTCAAAGATGTGCATTTACAAATCAATGATGGAATTACTGTTATGTTATTATTTCCCAATTCTAAAATATGCAAATTTTCGCATTCCAGTATGACATCAGGAAATTTTTGAATTTTATTATCAACTAGCCCGAGACGATATAATAATTTTAGTTGTGTCATTGGAGCTAGTGTAGGGATTTTGTTAGCATTCAGACGCAGATTCCATAAGCCGGTAGGATATGTGATGTATTTTGCTGGCATAGATGAACTAAAAGCTCTGTATAAATTTAACGTATGCAAATTAGTTAAATTTTCAAGTGATGATGGAAAAGAAATAATGCGGTTGTTCGTAAGAGAAATCGTTTTAAGTTTAGTGAGGACTGTGATATCCGATGGTATGTATTTTATTTCATTATCATCAAAACAAATGTTTGTTAGATTAGTGAGACAAAATATGTTAGGTATGACAGTTATACGACCATCAGTGATAGAAAGAAGCTTTAATTTGGTAAGTTTGCCTATTGAATTTAAAAGGCCACGTAAACATATCCATTTGAATTTTAAACGTGTTAGATTTGCAAGTCCAAATATCATTTCAAAATTAGTACCTGAACAATTAGTCATACTCAAGCTTTCTAATTTTGTCAATTTCGTGAGCGAATCGGTCAAATGAACTGATTTTACCATTTGGATCTCTAAATTTTTAAGGTTAGAGAAAACGTAAAGTTGTGCAAACGACGTATAATACGGAGGTAATTTTAGTGTTGTCATTTCGTACACTTCGATAATTTTGTATGATAATCGACTCATCATTCGATAAGCATCAATTTGTCGGTGCGTTGTATATGCTTGAACATATGATAACTGATGAGTTGCGACTAGATATTTTATTTCATCTTCATCTGTGCAAATGTTGGTTAAAAAAGTAATTACATAATCGTAAAATCGACGATTGACAGAAGAAAGCATGACTACATCATTCATAAACAAATGAACCATAATCTCGCCAAAGATATCATCGTTGTAGTAATCCATTTATTGATAAGTAACAATATATAAATGTCTATTATTTGAATAATCAATTTTTTTTAGAAAAATTGATTATTTTTAAGCCAATAATGTCTATTTATCAATGAAATTGTCGCAAAAATGACCTCGATCATCAAACGAGCTCCCCAAATTCTCAAAGAAAATATTGATACATATGATAACCACTTCGATATCGATACATATGATAACCACTTCGATATTGATACATATGATAACCACTTCGATATTGAAAAAATGAACAAATCATTCATCTCATTCTTTACTAAGCGAGACGAACCGATCACACCAAATGATATTTGCTCTATCGAAAAAATTGCAAGATCATTATATCCGTATTATTTTATTCAAACATCACATAAAAATGATATGTATGAACTCTCAATTATCAAAAACATCGAATTATATATTCCATACAAATACGCACTAGATGTAACAATGTATTGTAACAACAAAATATATATTAATGTTTGCAATTCACAATTAATATACACCCAAAATTCCTGCGGTGACTATGTACATTGTGTTATAACTATTGATGGAAAAAAGGGTACAATTCGAGTCTTTGATACGGTAAAAAATAAGTACATCGTTGATAATTTTGGAAAATTGATAACAAAATATGATGAATTAGAACAGATATCAGAGAAAATAGATGTTGACGTTAGAAAATTATTTGATCATTTGTTTCCTTACAATATCAGCCTCACTATATCTGAGCATGTTTTTAGAATCGGATACACAAATGATAGAAATTTGAATTGGAAAATGATTTGGACATCTCAGATAAACGATGAAGACTTTTACGATGGCAAAAAATATGGTTGCTTTTCAGCAGAATATTGTGAGAATGCAATATCTTGCATGTTTGAAAGTGTAGACATTGATCATGCTATTGCTGTTTGTGCAAAATTATCTCATTTTGATTATGAAAATATCTGTACTTTTTTTAAAACATTCAATATTGAAAAGGATTTTATGTGTGTCACGTACAAGGGTTCAAATTCAGCGTACTTGACAGGTCTGTGTAGTATATTTTTTGATGAAAAGGATATTAAAATTCCTAATCTCAAAGATAAATATGAATGCGAAATCTATTTTAATAATACATCTAAAAAAGACCATACTGTTTTGATCACACATGATGGATATACATTAACAATAAATACTGTTAAATTGGGAATAAATATTTATCATTTCAGGAAGACTGATTTGCAGTTAGAATTTATAAGTTCAGAATCCGTGTCGAAAGTAATATCGCAATTTTTTTCGCTCACATTATCTGACTTGCATGCACAATGTTATGAATTCAAAATTATTCGATTTGAAGAAATATTGGGACTGAAATTGATGTATTTGCAAGTCAATATTTCGGATGAAGAATCTTGCGTTCGAAAACAAATATATGATGATGGAGAGATTGTATTTGATGGATTAGTAACATATGTTAGCGATGAAAATGAGTTTGTCGATAGAGGTTATCATTCGAATAATAATTATGAATTTATTTTAAATCACGAAGAGATACCTTGTTGGAGAGAATATTCGTATGGTTGTGTGCCAGATCGTTGCAGACAAAAAAGAACAGAATTATTGGTAAATAATTGCAAAACAGATGCAGTTGCGAGAAGTCAGAATATTTTTAACGTACCTGACTTTGTAATTAATAAAAATGTTGAGTTGTGCAACGCATATATCGCTTGTCATTTTAATAAGTTTTGCATAAAACAAGGAGCTATTACGTGGGTGTATGGGCAAGAGAATAAATTGATAGCTAAGAAAACCAAAGATGAAGAAATTATTGTATTTGATGCAATGACACAGAAGATATTATATGTGCGCACACTGAAACAACAAGAAGGAATATCTGTTTTGGATACAACGTTCTATTATGGATCGTATTCGTTGTATTGTTGCATGATCCATCAAAGCGAACGCATGCTTGAAATAAATGCAATATTTAAAAATGGTATCGCAATATTTTCTCATCTTAAACTCATCAAAGGGTTTCAATCAAATGGACAGGTTACTATTAATATCATGAATGATGACGATAAGTTGCTGTTAAAGTTTGATGGATCCAAAAATATCGATGTTACAGATTTTTATAAGATAGAATTAAGTGACACAATTCAGAGTACGATGATGTTGTATGAAGAGATTTGGGATGTGGAAATTGATTTAGTGGGGACAAAACTTGACGACGAATTACAATCATTTGATGGAAAGATACAATATGAATTTACACACGTGTTATCACCAAGAATGCATGGGAATGCACACCGTGCAGTCGCGCGAACTATAGTAACTGGTAGAAACGATAAAAACACAAACAGTATCAATCAATATAATTTTGATCATCGAGGACATTTAAAAAATAGGAAAATATTGGATGAATCAAACAAATACATTGTCAAATCTCATTCACAAAAGGACAAATATGATGGACATATAGGATATAAGGCTGCGAGATCGGTGGATGGCAAGATGTGTATTGTGAAATTGTATGTTCCTGGTGAGGCTAAAGTGGCATGGGAACCTAAGCATAATAAATACAGAACAAATTTAGCAACTGTTGTGTCTATTAAGGCAGTTTCGCGTGTGAACAATAGGTTCTATTATGAGAACGATCTTTTAGTAGAAAGATGTCCTGTTTGTATGATAGTTGTCGCTGATCATTTGGCGTTACCGTGTCGTCATAAAATGTGCTGCGAATGTTGGCAGAAAGCGTCTAAGAAGAAAGGCAAATGTTGGATGTGTTCGAGTGAAATTGTTAAGATTGAAAAAATAGATCTTGATTTTGATCCTGAAAAGTTAGAGCAAATTTTGTCAAACGATGTAATACAACCAGATAATATGTTACGAGAAGCTTATTCATTTATTCATACGAACAATTTTGTGTATAGATTGGGACAACATGTTATTGAAAATAATTTTGATGGTAATTTAGATAAGGTTTGTTTAGCAGGAATACATTCACGATAATGAAAAGGATGTATTCAAATGGTTCGAATATATGGATATTCCAGATGAATTGCAAGTTATTCAACCAGTGCAGATAGGCGATTCGATAACTGACCATATATGTGACTCAGTCGATACATTTGATTTGCAAGTTATTCAATCTACGCAGATTGTCGAATCGATTACTGATCATGTATGTGACTCAGTCGACGCGTTTGATTTGCAAACTCTTACGAGAAGGAACGTTTCTTTGAATATTCAGGATACAGAATCGTCGTCTGAAGAATATGATCCTAAAAAGCCACCGCAAATAAAGATGGATAAGAGAAAGGTGGATTGAGAATTTGATTACTAAAATTTTTAGTGGTCAAATTGTGGGACTCTTCGGTGAAAGATTGTCTTTGCGCGTAACTTTAGATGAACTATCAAATATCTTATGTGGTTCGTTGATCTTTGTGTATAACTTTAGATGAACCATCAAATATCGCGTGCAATGTTTGATCTTTGCAGCAACATTGCACGTAACTTTCGATGAATTATCTAATGTCACCCGCAATCCTCCAGCAAATATTTGATCTTTGCAGCAACATTGCACGTAACTTTCGATGAATTATCTAATGTCACCCGCAATCCTCCAGCAAATATTTGATCTTTGCAGCAACATTTTACGTAACTTTCAATGAACTATCAAATGTCACATGCAATTCTCCAGCAAATATTAGATCTTTGCAGTAACATTGCATGTTACTTTCGATGAATTATCTAATGTCACATGCAATTCTCCAGCAAATATTTGATCTTTGTAGCAACATTGCACTATTAAATGTTACACGCAATTCTTCAGCATTTTTTGCGGCGACACTAAATATAACTTTAATGGACTATCAAACATCGCATAAAATCCTTCAGCAAATATTTAGTTTTGCAAAACATTTGATGAACTATCAAAAATCCAATGCAATTCTTTAGCAAATATTTGATCTTTGCGGCAATATTGCATGTAACTTTAGATGAATCATCAAACTTCACATGCAATTTTCTAGCAAAAGTTTGATTTTTGCAGCAATAATTGCATGTAACTTTAGATAAACTATCAAACATCTGATTATTAAAATTTTAATAATCAGATATCCGAATTATCTTTACTGACTCATAATAAAAAACTTGCAATTTGCATAATTGTGACGTTAAAAGTGATATTGTTGTTAATTGATTTTCGCCCAATGATAGTTTTAATAAATTACTGAGCTTGCGTAACGATTCAGGCATCGTTGTTAGTTTGTTATTCTTTAATGATAACTGTTGTAGATTGCAAAGTTGTCCTATCGAATCTGGTATTTTTGTTATTTTGTTATGAGATAGTTTCAATAGTTTCAAATTTACAAGTTCTCCAATCGATTCTGGGATAATTGTTATTTCGTTGTAAGTAATTATTAAATATTGCAAATTCTGTAGTTTGCCTATCGATTCTGGTATTTTTTCAATTTTATTACCACATAACATAATATTATGTAGATTGGTCAATAAACAGATGGATTCGGGAAATTTAGTTAATTTATTGTAACTCAAAAACAGTTTTTGTAAATTAATGAGTTGTCCTATCGATTGTGGTATTTCACACAAACAGTTACGATCTAGTATTAATTCTTTCAAATTACTGAGTTGCCCAATTAATGGTGATATCGTACGCAATTCGTTATTGATTAACCATAATTCTTCTAGATTAGTAAGTTTTCCAACTGATTTTGGTATTTTATCTATCCAATTATTATCCAATCGCAGCTCTCGTAAATTAACAAGCCATTTTATTGATTTTGGGATTACGATTATTGATCTATTGTTCAACAGCAACACATCATGCAAAAAAAAATTATCGATTTGCTTGTCTGTGTAAGAAGGATCTAACGAGTAGTTCCATATATAACACGCAATATATGACTGTTTACATGATTTTTTTGTAACAAAAACTGGCGGTACAGTTTTATAATCATCTTTCAAAAGTCGTGAATATTGTGATTCGCATATTTTGTTGATAAATTTGCTGACAGTTGAATATGTAACTATATCCCTTATTTTTAAGAATGAAATTATGATAGGTATTATATCTTTATAATAGTCCATTTTGATCATATATATATAGATATGATTCCATTGAATAATAAAATCAATTTTTATTATTCAATTCTAACATTGCACGCTACAATTGATTCTGATAACCCATTCAATATTATCGGCGAAAGATCTGAACGCGTCAATATTTAATTATTCAACGTTGCTGGCAAGAGATTGTCGGGAGATTTGAATGCGTCAATATTTGATTGTTCAACGTTGCTGGCAAGAAATTATCTGGAGATTTAAATGATCAAACATTGATGCGAGAAATTGCCTGGAGATTTGAATGCACCAATATTTGATCATTCAATGTTACTGGCAATAAACTGCCCGGAGATTTGAATGCGTAAATATTTGATCATTCAATGTTACTGGCAAGAAATTGCCTGGAGATTCGAACGGGCCAATATTTGATCATTCAATGTTACTGGCAAGTAAACTGCCTGGAGATTCGAATGTGTCAATGTTACTGGCAAGAAATTGCCAGGAGATTCGAACGTGTCGATGTTACTGGCAAGAAATTGCCAGGAGATTTGAATGCGTAAATATTTGATCATTCAATGTTACTGGCAGAAAATTGCCTTGAGATTTGAATGGGCCAATATTTGATCATTCAATGTTGCTGGCAAGTAAACTGCCTTAAGATTTGAACGTGTCAATGTTACTGGCAAGAAATTGCCTTGAGATCTGAATGTGCCAATATTTGATCATTCAATGTTACTGGCAAGAAATTGCCTGGAGATTTGAATGCACCAATATTTGATCATTCAATGTTGCTGGCGATAAACTGCCTGGAGATTTGAATGCGTAAATATTTGATCATTCAATGTTACTGGCAAGAAATTGCCTTGAGATTTGAACGTGCTAATATTTGATCATTCAATGTTACTGGCAAGTAAACTGCCTTAAGATTCGAATGTGTCAACGCCGCTGGCAATAAACTGCCTGGAGATTTGAATGTGCTAATATTGATCATTCAATGTTACTGGCAAGAAATTGCCTTGAGATTTGAATGTGCTAATATTTGATCATTCAATGTTATTGGCAAGAAATTGCCCAAAGATTTAAATGCGACAATATCGCTGGCAAGAAAATTAACTAGAGATTTGAATGCGTTAATATTTGGTCATCCAACGTTACTTGCAAGAAATTGCCTGGAGATTTGAACGCATCAATATCTATTTGTTCGATATTGCCGAAAATAAAATTATTTGATAACTAAAATTTTTAATTATCAAACTAGAATCACTCAATATATTTTTTATGATGCACTGAGACGTCATAAAACTTACTCAATGGCATGATATGCGCTTTTACAAATTGACTACACATATTCATTCTAATGATCAATCCTTCATCAATAGTATTCTTAAAAACGAAATATTCGATATGCAATTCATTTTTTTCGTTTCCGGGACGATCTAATCTTCCTTTCACTTGCACGATTTTGTCAGGAGCAATGGATGGTATCATTACAATCGTATCATAAATCACCAAATCATTCAATCCATATGTTCCATCATTGAACGTAATTATCACATGCTTTTCCTTAATCGGATAAATTCCAATCTCTAATGCGTCAGACCATCTCTCTGCCTCTTCCTTATTTCTTGCATATATCAAACATCTATGGCCATCCTTTTCCATTCTCTTCACTAACGACTCCAATTGCTTTATCAAACTCGCATTCACTGTCTCACTTGACAATAAATACGAACTCAACTTACTATACTTCGCCTCAATCGAAATATCCTTTTGATTTATCATCTCATATTCCTTCCTTGACACATTATCCAACTCAAAATAGTTAATATTCGAATGCCACTTTCGTTTCTTAGTTGCTACTTTAGAAACAATCGATTCTAAAAGAATAGTATCCAAATAATCTTTCGATTCTGGTAGTCCAGTTTGTAGCATCTTCAACATGTAATATAACTTATCAAACCTCGTCCTGAAAAAAGTAGCTGACATTAACAAGAGATGTTTTGACATCAATGATTGCCTCCAAGCTTCTTCGGTTTGCAATGCGTTCTTATTTTGCACAGTCAAACATTCGTCGATTACAACTAGTAACCAATGGTTTTGAATTGGATGATCCCTGACTTTCGCCATTGTGCTCACTACGATAGTATTATTATTAATTTTTCCAATATCAGAATTATTTTTTTGATATTTTATGTCAAAATTCTTAGTATGTTTCGCGAATTCTTCCTCCCATGTTTTTATTAACTGGGGATTCGGCAACATAATCAATATCCCACTGTACACGGAATCGTTATTTTTAATCAATTCAACTGCAATAGCCAAACTTGTCAGAGTCTTGCCACTACCCACATCACTAGCATCCCCGCGTCCATGAAATCCTTTATTGAAATCTGCAACAATTCTATCTACAGACTCTACCTGATGCTCCCACAATGGTGTGATAATCTTTGGCATTAACGATTTTGTTTTAGTTGCCGCATCAAACATGCATATCTTCTCTAGCGTCATAACCATATGCACATAGCCAGAAGTAGATTTATTCAACGAAAAATTCAAATGTCCACTCGGTTTCAATGTATCTGGATATAAATACGTCAGCAAATTGAATACCGCCCATATTCTGCCTTCCAAAACATATGAAATCGAATTTGCAATTTTGCCGCCAAGTCTATCAACTGGTCCAATCATAATCAGATTATCTATCTGATTAAAAATCTTAATATAACTCGACTTGACCAAATCAGTATTAATCTTTTTCATATCCTTATTTGATGGCATCCAATTAAAAATCTGTTTACATTGTTTATTCCTTAATTTAAGAATCGTTTCGAACTCTATTTTTACGCCGGATAGGACATCAATAATGATATTGTATGTTGACTCTTTGATACCTCTATCAATCTTCGGGACGATCGATTCAAGAACACTCGATCCGTCAAAAAATGGGACTTTGACATCGTCAATCATGGGATATCCTTTATGAATTTTGACATGAACACTATCTTTTGCCCATCGGTAACCAAATGGCGGACTTATTTTTGACAATTTGACAGTATAACTAGGGAATGCGTTGATCAATAAAACATCATCTGATAATGTCCAAACGTTGTTTATCTTCGCTTTAGCGGGCATGTCAGAAGTACCAACAAGTACTATTTCTTTGGACATAAATCGATATTTTTTTCCGAATAATATCAAAAAGCTGCTCCGTTTGGCAGATTCGTCCGGCGAAACGTTCACAACGTTTGCTTCTCGTTCGTCCGCAAAAACAAAGTTATTAGAATGCTTTTCTGATATGTATCTTTGAATAGTCCGCAATGTATCATCTAATTTAAGAGGTTTTGTATCACGAACATTGTAACCAGACGAAACGTTCCAAATGTATGACGATATTTCTTTCGTTGTTTTTGAAATTGGAACACAAGATTGGTAGTATAAAATGATGTGTGGAGAACAATGATGATCAATGCTACTCAAGAATACATTGTCATAGATTGTTTGATCGTGATAAATTTTAGTAGGAACTTTGAATGGCAAAAAATCATCTTCTGCGCTGTATAATTTCCGTAACATACCATTGTCACCTTTCATCATAATGATATGCGATAGAGCGAGAGAAATGGCGGTGTGATAATTTGATTTAGTAATCGGCGTCTTTGTTGCAGGTTCATATGCACGCCAATTGAAAAGATCCTTTGGGGTATCGTTAAATTGCGCTAGAACTGCCGTTAGTTTGATCAGCTTCATTACTGGTGGTGTGAATTTGAATTCTAAACATTTGTTACAGATCAGCGTGAGACAGATCAAATCTAACAAACTTAGTTCATCAACTGCAACATATGGACGACAATCTTCTAAAATTGTAATTAATAAACGCCAAGCTAATTGTTTTGATGCACTAACTCGCATAAATCCGTGTTCGGGCAAGTTATAGTTCGGACATTCATTCAGTCGATCAACTGTTTCATCTAAAATTTTGCGTGCGAATCTACCTCGACGAATACATTTCTGCAAACGTGACACAAGAACACTCACATCTCTGCCTCCTTGCACGTTTGATTTGTCTTCTAAAATATCATTCAGCACAAAGCCAATGAATAAATCACCGTACACAACATATGTATACCCTTCTTTGTATCCTTTCGCCATTGTAGTTTGTATCTTACCATCTTTCAATAGTACGTACAAAGTTAATTCATTTTTGACACCAGCCAATTCTGACGCAGCAACATGAGTCTCTATTTTTTGTTTTCGCATTGAATAAATAATCGCATACGTAACAGGTGGTTTACCAATTCGCCATTCTAACTGATCCATAGCCGCATGCATCTCAGTACCATTTGCAAATTCTCTGCCCAACCAATCAACGGGCACCACAGAATCACCAGTATTTTTGTTCTGACCGACATCAGTCACTCTAATCCGCCCTAACAAAGGCATTGACCTTTCTGTTCTTATCCATTCGTCTAACGTTGGATATTTTTTTTTCGCAATTTTCAATGTCCCGTCATAACCATTTAATGCAATCTCGCACCATTTATCCAACACATAATATATCTGATCCACATCTGTCAAATCTAATATATTCATAATCGTAATGTAGTCTTCTTTTTTCATCAAATGCAAGATTCTAATCACAAACTTGTCAGTTAATAATCTTTTTACATTTTCTAAGAATTCTATCCCGATACCATAATATTCACCGTTTCTCTCTAATTTTGCTCGCTCACCTTTCTTAGCTCCGAGATTGGCAATATTATTGGCAGATTTACCGTCTATGACTATTTCTTGATAATGACTCTTTGTAGAAATTTCGATCAATTTAATTACTTTTTCGATATCTACCATTTTGCTGATGTTTTTATTAAAACGATGATTTTATTATGTTAATAAAATTATCATTTTTTTTATTCAGATTATATATTATTTTTGTCAGTTGTAACGCCAATAATATCATTAATTTGGTCCCGCACAGCATTTACCCCGCATTCATAGATTAACTTCTTTTTATCCATAGGTATGTTGAACTCCATGGAAGTCACGTTTTCGGTAATTTCAATAATGATACTTCTGTTCAAATGTGCAGGTGTTATTTGTGATATGTAAGCAGATCTACTCATTGTAGATGCTAATGATTTGATATATTCTGAATTTGTATCAATATTTGTTCGAATTTTGAGTGTGCCATCTTTATTTTCGTTATGGGCAGCGAATGTAATTCCGATTGTCTCTTCCATATTGTCAAAAATGGTGATCGGATAATTCAAGAACTCTCCGCCGTCACCCCAATAATCGTCATCGTACAACACAGGCATCATGATTATTGGATAACTGATACTCATACGAATTGCTTTTGATATAATCATCATTGGCGTGTTAGTCTTGTTAAAAAAATATGGTTTCTGTTGGTTAATATTTGTAGCAACGATCGTCAAATTCATATCAACTTGCGAAAATGTGCAATTTTTGATATTTGTTTTTTGAGTCACCAATTCTTCTATTTTGTCTTCTAGTTTTTTAGCCGCATACATGCCATACTTGGTATATAAATTAATATATGGAATGTATGAGTCTTGAATAAGTGTGGCAAAATCAAGCGAAAAAATGATGTCATACATTTCTGCATTTGTGTAACCAATTGCATACAAAGTACTAATGATTGAACCAACAGAGGTTCCACAGATAGATTCGATTTGCAAATAATCTGCATATTTTTCCAATTCTGTCAATGCGCCTACTTCCGCATAACCAAATATTCCTCCACCACCCAGCGCTAAATTTTTTATTTTCGTTTCTGTCATTCGTATCCTTTCTTAAGTATTGTTGATAAAATAATATTTAGATTAAGATACAAACCAAATTAGCGTTGTATTGATAAAAGTATAATTAGCAATTTAGAATATGAATAAATGGAAGTTTTTGACATAATCAATATTCAACCAAATGAATCAATAAAAGTAATAAGCGATGGTTTGAAAAGGATAGAACTTGTACGAAACATCACACATGTTCTTCATGCACGTTATAATATGGGGGTCATTATTGTTTCCTCATCTTTTACTAAAAATAAACGCATGAAATATGAGACAATCTTCGGAACGATAGAATCATTTTTTAGAGCAATCGATAAAAAAGTAATAAATTTTGACCAAAGTACTATTTTGGTATTGGACAATTGCAGTGATGGGACAAAATATCGCGGCATATTGGCTAAAATATCCAAAGATAATAAATTTTGCAACGTCATATTCATCGCATCAGGTATCTATTCATCATTTTGGAACGTTAACACTGACGTTACATTTTATTTGGATGGCGTCACAGCAAAAACTGTTTATGACCACTATATTGATAAAAAAACGATGCCGTTAAATATTTTTAAGGATATTTGCGACAGTTGTATTTTTGACAACAACGTTTTGATGATTGATCAAAAAAACAATGATATTGTCATGAAAAAATGTACTTACGAAGATAACAATACATATATTGATTATTATAATAATAATTTTTCGTATAACAAAAATGTACTTGCACTGTACCATATATATAATAATTTTAGTATGTATTATGATGTCAACAGCGACTTGTATAATGGATTATGGAATAATGTAAATTTTATTGTCAAATGTAGTTACGTCATTTTTACTTTTAATATTTTGCGTCAAAATCCGTATGGTTGCTGTTTGTATTTGCCTCGAGAACTGCATACTATTATTTTGCATTTTATGATACAAACTTACCAAAAAAATGATGTTAATAAAAAAAATATGATCCAACGAATAAAGAATTATCGACGTTTGACAGATAGAGATGATTAAGCATGTATCACCGAATAAAAAAAATATTGATCATAATAATATCTATGCCATCGACAATAGCATAAAAACAATAAATGTCCTCCGAACGATCATTAATCCCGTTAAACATCGAATCATACGATCTAACGAGCCCTGAATGTATCAACGCAATAGAAAAAGCTAAAACTATTACGACGATAACTGAAAAAACCCAAGATGGATTTATATTGATGAAAAATATGGTTAATTTATTGGGTAGTAAAATGCATATGACTGTTGTTTTGGTGTCACTTTTTGGATATTATGGTTATCCTCGACTATATATTAATGACTTGGAAATAGTAAATTCGTACGAGTTATTGTACGAGAAATTTGGAAATTGAATAATGTTGCGGTGATTTGTTATAATACTTTATCAGACGAAGATATGCGTAAGCTATGTACTACATTCAGTAAAGTTTTACGCTATTATACTACAACGCACGAACATATAATTGATTTTAAACATGGCGTTATTTTTTATTATTTTCCTGATAGACAAATTCCTAAACGTTATCCTAAATTTACCAAAACTCAAATCACATATGATGCATGTACAGATAATTGTGATATGTTGATGATCACTAATAATTCTATTAAAGTATGCAAAATAGAACATCCAAATATATATCTTGAATGTTACTATCGATATAATCGCAATGAAATATTACAGACAATCAAAAACATATCTAACGGCGAATGTGTTTTTTATAGCAAGTTCGGTAATTTATATTATCTTTTATGGAAAAAATACTACTTTATAACTGACTGTATCGATATTTGGTTAATGATTACTCACTTTGTCAAATATTCTAAAGATATTTTGGGCATTATTATGCATTTTATGGTGTCAACTTTCGCAAACAATGAAACTAATAATCCACATCTCTGGGAACCGTTCACACCTCATATAGACACTTTTAGGTATTCGGTCTAATTCATTTGTTCTAATAATTATTGTAACAAATGTTTACTATTATCAATTGAATAAATTAAGGTCTGAATATTTTTTTATAAAACCTTCTAATTCATGGCAAGCTACATACATTTGTTTGTATGCGTTTTTGTAAAAAAAGTTTTGCCAGGATGTTATCATAGTTGTTTATTAATCTCGCATATTATAAATCGCACATATGATTTATAAGTCTATTAACAGTTGAACATCTTACGATATCACTTTAGTCCATTTTATTCTTTCTTAATAGAATATTTATCTTGCAATAAAAAATTGAATTTTTTATTGTATGATCTTACAATTAATAAGTTGTCCTATTGTTTCTGGTAATTCTGTTATTTGATTGTAATCCAACCATAATTTTTGCAAATTACTAAGTTGCCCTATTTCCGGTAATTTTGTAATTTGATTATTAGACAACGATAAGTGTCGCAAATTCCTAAGTTGTCCTATTGTTTTCGGTAATTTTGTAATTTGATTATCGCACAACGATAAGTGTCGCAAATTACAAAGTTGTCCTATTGTTTTCGGTAATTTTGTAATTTGATTATTAGACAAGTATAATTCTTGCAAATTAACAAGTTGTCCTATTGTTTCCGGTAATTTTATAATTTGATTACTATACAAGTATAATCCTTGCAAATTAACAAGTTGTCCTATTGTTTCTGGTAATTTTGTAATTTTATTATAAGACAACGATAATTTTTGCAAATTAACAAGTTGTCCTATTGTTTCCGGTAATTCTGTAATTTGATTATGAGACAACCATAACCCTTGCAAATTACTAAGTTGTCCTATTGTTTCTGGTAATTCTGTAATTTGATTATAATGCAACCCTAATATTTGCAAATTACTAAATTGTCCTATCATTTTTGGCAACTTAATAATATTTTTCGATTCAATATCTAACACGTTCGTAGAAAAAAAACTGAATAAATTAAGGTCTGAA